TTGCCGAAGTCTCGCAATTCTCCAATGCACTAGTCTGATTAACACCTCGGCTAGTAACTGTTTCCTCAGCGTACCCTGTTGCCCACGCGACAACATCTGCTGAATCTTTGTACAGATAAGCTTTAACAATGTATCGAGTTGCCTCGACAACTTCCAACTCAGTTGATATGCGAAACGCTGGATAGTCCTTAATAAACTTTTCAAGTCGTACCTCCACAGGCTCATAATCGGCTAAATTAAACATAGAGATCGTTCTCCTCCGTTGCTAGTTGTCCTGCGAGTGCGCCATAGCTGCATAGGTCGACCCAGTTGTCGATGTGTTGCGCTGACTGATTAGTCCTTGCAAGTTTAACAAGGACCATGATCCCTGCCACTTGATAGTCGTGTATTGGTGTCTGTAAGTATGCGCTAAGCAGCATTGCGGTGTGTTGCAGGTTATCCGCAGGGTGGCCGTATGATAGCCCACGCTCACGGATCGTGTCGGTTGCTGTGAGTAGGATTTCATTAGCGCGCATCTGTTGTCACTCGCTGAAATGACTTAGCAACGATTAAACCCTCGCGCTTGCCTTCGTTAAAGCCTTTAGCCCATCCGACTAAGTACCACAAAGCATTAGCTAGTAAAAGCAAGATGATCATTGGCATCTCGAAACTCATTGTATTTCCTATCTGTGCCAATGCCCTTGATTGGCTACAGACTTAGTGTGACAGAAGTGTCAGGCGAATCAAGTACATTTACATAACGAAACGATAACGATTATCTAGGTCTGCCGTAAGACTTTCCAGACACAATAAATGTACCATCCTTCTCAATGTTAATAAGATCCACTTGCACCTTGGCTTTGTTTACATATATGATTGCGAAAGCCTGCTGCCAGTTAGCAACGCCCTTAGTGTACGCAGCTTGCTTAAAGTCCATAAGATTGCCTACCTCGACACCATGCAAGACACGCCCTATACGGCCTCCAGAGGCCTCTGAGAAGGCACTACGCCCTGCTCTGTGCGTATGACCTGAGATGACATTCTTTCCATGCCTACGGGCTGCTTCTAGGGCTGATAAACCCCCTTGTGGCTTGATTGGTGTGTGATCTCCATGGACTGCAATCCAGTTAGGCGCAATAGGCATAGGGTTTTTGTGGAACGTAATACCTAACTCATCGAACTTCATGAACTTCTCAAAGCGCAGCTCTGGCAATGCCCCGAATGCAGGAACTTTAGCCATGATGATGTTATAGAGACGATCTGTGTGATTGCTACGAATGCAGTCGGTAACGCCTAAGTCCCAGAGAAGCTGCACAGCCTCGTTGCGGTCATCATCTAGGGTCTGGGCATAACTGCCCATGCGCCCTTCTTCCCACTTGCTAATCTGTGGAAGATCGATCTCATCGCCAATGGTGACTACTTGATCCGGCTTAAACTTAGAGATAAAGCTTGCAAGGTTACGGGTTGCAACCCTGTCATGGTATGGGACTTGTAAGTCCGAGACTACGACAATTCGCTTAATCGTCATCCTCATCATCTTCGTAATTGCCGAACTTCTCTGGCTCGACAGGATCGGGCAAGATCCAATGTGGATAAGCTTGAGGCTCTGTAATCATAAACATCGCTACATCTTCTGCGAAACCTGCGCGCTTAAGAGAGCAGAAGTATTCATAAAGCCCAATGCAATAAGCATCTAGCTTTGAGTAGCCTTGTTCCTCAAGTGCCTTAGTTGCTTTTCTTGCCATGAGAAAATTATCGCTCTAGTAAGATGTTATAGATCTCATCGACACGCGCATGCAGTCGCTTAATCTCTGTCAGTAAATGAGTAATGACAAAGCCGGACAAGCCACCGAGTGCCACGATAGTCGCGATGTAGAGCTGAAAGAAATCTGTCTGTGTCACTTTTTAGGGCTCGCATATCCGAATACACCTGATAGCACAGCCCACAGGATTGCGCGGTAATCTGCCTCAAAGTTTGATGATGCCCATGCTGCTAAGAATGCTCCAGCTGCAAGATAAACAGGGTTCTTCATGTTCTTCATTATTCTCCACCTAACATAGATACTTGAAAAAAAGCACCATCATTGTCAGCCGCTTTCTTAAACGAGACATGCATGTGCTTAACGTGTTTGTTAGCCCCTGTGTACTTTCGCCACTTCCAGTTAAAGATGGGTGAGCAAATTCGTCCATCGAAAATGATGTAACTAATACGCTTGTCTGCTTTTGACTTTGATAAGGCACGAAGCTGATCTGCAAGATCGCCCATGATGTCGGGCTTGCTTGACTTGAACAGGTCACGATCGACATCAATGGCACGTACCCAGCCTTGCTCATCTGGATTATGATCAGACTTGCGAGCAGCGTGTCGGGTATCACCAACCCAGCCATCCGATGTGCGGTCACGATCGGGGAATGAGTCATCGATCTGCTCCCTTAACTGGATAGCAGCCTTAGAGAGTTTTACCTTCATCCAAGTATTAAAGCGGCTTCCTGCTCTGTGATGCCTAACTTAGCCAATAAAGCATTTTTTTCTGCAATTCTTTTTGCTTTAATTGCTTCGTCATTAGCGCGTAATGCCTCAAATTCTGCTTGCTCAGCATCAGTCATTTCCACAGTGACGCGCTCGCCATCGATAACAATACTTTTTTGTAATTTAGTCATTAGTTCACTCCGTAAATTAGAACGCTGCCCGCTGTAATGTTTCCTGATGAAGCAAAAAACGTTGCAGTAGTAATTGCGCTTGTTGTATTGACTGGCGTAAAACTGTATCGCCAAGTTACGTCGGTGGATGTTGTCGCATTGAATCCAACACTTTTTGACTCAATGACTTTTATAGTTGTTGCATTTGCATAATCTGCGATTTCAACAGTTACAATACCCGAAACAACTGTGTCATCAAGATTGGCAGAAATTTCTGCCGATGTTTGCCCAAAACTTGCTGTGCTAAGAAATCCTGTAATGTGTGTGTATGAAGTGGATGTAATGCCATTTACACGCATATAAATTCCACGATTATCTGTTGCAGGATCAAAATTTCTGATTACCATGTAAAGATTTTTATAAGTGCCGGGAATTGCGGCAGATGTGTAACTGGCAGACCCGTTGAATGTAATTGTTTCTAATAAAGTCATGCTGCCGCTTGCAGCAGTTGCCCATGTGAAATCCATGTCGGTTCCACTTGCTTTCGTCAGGATTTGACCAGATGTTCCGCCTTTAAGATCCACTAGAGAAGCATCAATAGCATCTCCAAGGGTTTCGATAGCGGTGGCTCCGTCTTTGACTAAATCAGTCGAAGTCGGAACAGTCCAGCCATAATTGGGAGTGGTTGTTGCCATTAGGTTAGTGCTCCTGTCGCGTTATTCCATGTAAGTGTACCATTGACCCCAGCCCAAGTTAGGGTTGTTGGGGTGATTGTCTGCCATTGTAATAAACTCAATGAGAATGCAGTAGCAGAAACATAAAGGGTAAGATCTACGAAAGTAGGCGTGGCGTTCATAACTATGTTTTCCACAAAGCCACCGAATGAGCCACCTAGCATATTAGAAGGTAGATTCTGGATAAGGACTGGCTGACCGAAAAAGGTATTGATCAGGCGGTCGAGCAACACGCTAGGCATATCAGGGTTATCAAGTCTAAATGTAATCGTCTCAAGAGATCCCCTAGGCGTAGCGCGCAGATCAAGCTCTCTAGCTGCGATGTCATCGATGTCTGTTGAATTCTTGATGTTGGATTCATACGAACGCTCGTAGAGTCCATAAGTGGCAATGGAATCGCTATCAGAAGCGGTGTAGGTTGATCCATATCCCGTTGAATAGCGATAAATCAGGCTGTTGCGAATACGAGAAGTTTGAGTAGTTGAGCGAATAGTACTAGGAGCTGCATAAGAAGAATCTAGATTTGTGTAGCCGTTAGCGACAAGATAGGTCGAACGATGATCTGCATCGGCATAATCGACCTTTCCAGATTTAGTCTCAAAAATTTGACCTAGTGCGCTATTGGCTATTTGGTCTGCAAGTGTGTTTGATCGAGCAGATGCAGAAGCTGCAAGGGCAATCATCGTGTAAAACCCTGCATCGATTTCGCCTACGCTAGTTTCAGCGTTAGCCCATGTTGTAGTTGCTGGGTATGTTGCCCATGTTAATGTGGGTGATACTTCTGACCAAGGCAGGGAAAGGGCTGAGCCAAGGATAGCGGCGATTTGAGCCCCGTCTAAGCCTTCTGCTAGGGCTGTGTTATAAACAGCCTTGGTGAGCCTTGCAAGGCTTCCTACGCCTAGGACTGTGCCCATGGTAATAAAGCCAGTTTCCTCTGGGCTTCTAACTCCGATAGAGAAGTCTGAGACCTCGCCACCGAATACAGTCACATAAGTGCCAGATGAATTCTTAAGCTCTAATGTGATTGTTTCTGAGACATTGATAGTAAAAGGCGAGCCATCTGTATTGATAATCTGTACTCGGCAATAACCAGCAGTAGGCTGCCGATCGATATCTAAACGACCAGATGCAAAAGATACTGCCGTGACATTAGTGTAAACATCGTCATTGATCGTCACGCGCCATTCTGGAAGCCAAGGCATTAGTCAAAACCTAACACGTCTACTGTGCCGCGTTGACCTGCGCCACGGATGATTTCTACGACCTTTTCTGCTACAGCATTTGGATCTGTGAAAGGATCACCTGTAATAGTGACTGCGATTGGATTGTTAGCCGCTGCCGCTGTTGCTGCTGTAGCTGCTTTTGCATTGGCTTCTTGTAATGCTTTAAGTGCTGCATCAAGTGCTGCCTGTGCATTTGCTGCGGCTATAGCTGCATTGCGTTGAGCGTAAGCATTTGCTTCTTCTGCAAGGGCTTTAGTTGCTGCTGCAGTCGCTTCCAATTCAGCGATCTTGGCTGCTGCAGCTGTTGCGGCTGCTTTAGCGGCAGCGGCATCTGCTTCTGCTTTTGCCAATAATGGATTAGTCCCCGAAGTGCCAAGCGCGCCTGTACCTGTTGAGCCTGTTGCACCTGTTGAGCCTGTTGCGCCCATAGAACCTAAAGCACCTAAAGCAGCGTTGGCTGCTGCCTGTGCCGCTCCAAAAGCAGAGTTCCACTCTGTTAGGTTAGGGCGGATTATTGTATTGGCTACAGCAGAGCTAAAGGATGACCATTCGCGACCATTAGCCTGCATCTGTGTCTGTACAGAAAACATTGACTTAGTAAGTTCATTGATAGCCTCAGTAAGTGGATCAACCGACCACGCGCCGAATGGGTCTTTGATTTCCATCGCTTTAACTGTTGCAAGTAATTCAGTTAATTCTTTAGTCTTTGTCTGAGCAACTTCTAAAGCCTTTTGATACTTTTCAACATCGGTGATGTTCTCATCAAGAATTGCCTTCATGAGCTTTAAGCGGATCTCATCTTCCTTGGAGATCTTGCCCTTGAGGGCTGCTTCAATTTGGATCTTTTGTAAATCAAAGGTTGCTCTAGCCTTGGCTAGTTTAAGGCTTTCCTTGTTAACCTTAAGAGTCTCTTTTGCTACTTTTGTTTGTGCAGTTTGAGTCTTAGGAAATTGTCTCGTTAAATCGGCAGGAGCTCCTTGAGGAAATCCCCCACCAGTAGAAGCACCTTTACCTAAACCACGAAGGATTTGTAGATAACTTCCAAGAATAGGAATCATGCCAACATTGAAACTCCCAACGCCCGGCAAATTCTTTAACTTCTCAGTTAATACACCAATGCCACGAATTACATCTGCTGTGTACAAAGCTGCATCTTGCATGTTATCTGCAAGATCTTGAACAGAGTTATCCTCGCCTAATCCTTTAAGCGCATCAATAATGCCAGTACCGATAATCTCCTGAACATTGGCAGAAGCAACTGCAAGCTTGTCCATTGAACCCTGAAAGGTTGCTGCCGCAGCTGTTGCTGAACCCTTAAAGGTATCTGCTAACTGTGTAGTTACATCATAGAATGACTTAGTCTTAAGATCTGCTTTTGAGATACCTACACCCAGACGAGTGAGTGCTGTGTTGTTACCCAGATATGCACGACTTAAAGCAGATGTAACAGAACCTAAATCCTTGCCTGTCGCAGCACTAACATCTAAGGCTAGATTAAGAAGTCTTTGTGATTCTACTGTGTCGCGTGTAGCAATAGCCAATGATTGATAAGCGGGGCGTAGAAGATCATCAACAATTCCAAACTCGCTTTGTAAGCGTTGGATGAATGCTTCTGCACTAGCCGCATCGCGCTCCAGTCCGACATTCTTTAAGGCTAGGGCTAATTGTTGTTGCGCCTTTTCATCTGCCGCAGCAGCTTTTACGGAAGCCTTGGCGAAAGCTAAGACTCGTGTGCCTGAGTACGCAAGTCCAATACTTGCAGCAAGTTGCTTAACATTTTTAGTTAACTTTTCAGTTGAAGTTTCAGCTTGCTTAAAAGCCTTTTTGCCTGTGAATTCAGCGGCAATATCAATCTTTACATCTGCTGCCATTACTTCACCCGTGTCCTTTTCTCAAACTCAATTTTTGAGTTTTCAATAGCCTTGATCACCGCTGCGTTAGCCTTGCCTTGATCTTCTGCATAAGCGCGAAAGATTGCGCGGCCTTTCATTTTGCGAGTTGCACGACCTGCTTGGCCTTCTGCTCTTTGGAAAGCATTAACTATTTGACCTGTGCGATTCATGGCATCAATAAACTGTTGACCAGCATAAGGGTTATTACTTAAAGACTGATCTTTAGATCCAGAACGTATTGTCTTGCCAAAATTAGGATTGCTGGGTGCTACAACTTTGGCCAATGGAGCTTGCTCTCTGCCTTGTGGATTTTTACGGCCAGCGGTCTCATAGATAGATCCTGACACAGAAGCATTGACAATGCGAGCTAATGAACGAAATCCAGAACGATTAGGTTTAGATGGAGTTGTCTTGTACCCGATACCACGCTTAGCCTCAGATGATGACCAGACTCGATTTCCCCATTTGCCATTATTGCTTTTAGCCCATCCGCTTAAAGGTGCGGTAGATGGAATAAATCCTCGAGCTTTTGTAGTAATCGGTTTAAGGATTGCAGCTATTTCTTTTTGAGTTTCTTTAGCAAGATCAGGAGTAAAGTTTCTTAGGGCTTTACGAAGTTCAACGCCGCCTTTTACTTCTGTGGGCATCTGCTGACTCCTTCGCTTCGTCTGTAAGACCTTGAAACAATGCATTGAGCATTGTTCGATCTAGCTCTAATAATTGCTGTGGCGCGATCCCTAACCTAATGCTTAGCCTAGCAATTAGGTAGGTGAACGGAAGATCGCGCTTTAAGCTAAAGGGTCTGAATCCTCCACAGTCACGCTCTTGAGCGTTTCTATGAAGTCGATCCCGAAAGGCTTGACAGATTCACCTGATCTGCGTGTTACTTCCCATGCTAACCAATAGACATCGCTCTGTTTTTCTTCATCGCGGAACGCCTTATGAAAGCCCTTTTTAG